TCTCCGGCGCAAAGCCCAATTGACCATGGGTATCGACCAGGTTGCGAATGTTCAGGCTGTAAAACCACAGTCAGAATTTGCGCTGAACTGGCGGGCAAATCTCCGGTAATTGGCCTTGACCCGGCATCCGGTCCAGACCGCACCGTTGAGGTTCGCTACGTTGCTCCTCCCGGTTACGTGATGGTGCCGAAGGAGCCAACTGAGGAAATGAATAAGGCTGGCTGGGCTGCTATGAATGAACATGATGCTATAAACCCAACCTATCGCGCCATGCTCGCAGCCGCCAAGCAGGAGGTGAAAGGTGAGTAACCAGACGATCCGAACCCACACAGAACGTCTCGAAAGGGTTATCGAGCAAGGCGTTGATCTGCGTGATGAGATGCGCAGGAAAATAGCGAGCCTTGAGAAGACGGTCAGTGCACAGAAGGCTCAAATCATCAACGCCACCCGCGCCAAGGAGTTATACCAGCGGCGCCTTGCCAACTACAAGCGCACTCTGATAGCCGAAAGGGAGAAGCGGCAGAAGCTGGAAGGCCAGATTATCAAGCTTAAGCGGAGGGTTGGCGATGCCTAAATCCCCAGCAGAACGCAAAGCCGCGCAGGAGGTAATGAGTGCAAGAGTTCATCCTGCACGAAACGAATAAAGCTCAACTCTGGTCACTTCTTAAAGAAATCCTCTCTACCGGAAAACGCTGGCGCATAAAAATCTCTGAGTATCGCGAGCGACGTTCGCTCCCACAAAACAGCCTCCTCTGGAAATGGAACTCTGAAATAGCAGAGCAACTAACTGCTGTTGGTTCAGATCGCTTTTCCGATGAGGAGGTTCACGAGTGGCTCAAGGATATGTATTGCCCAGCCAAGCCGGTGACTATTTCAGGAATGACCAGGTACGTTAAATCAACCCGGAGACTGGATATCGGAGAGATGCACAAGTACCTAACCGACATTGACCAGTGGGCTCACCAGAAGGGATTACGACTGACTATCCCAGATAGTTGTGAGTATCGTGAATTACAACGGAGGCAGAACGAGTGAGCCGGCGAAGCCCCACACAGATAGTTTTAGATAGCCTCATCTTCACACCCACCAAGCGCAGTAAATCCAGAAAGAAAGCCATCCCAACGCAAAGCCAGGTCAAGACGTTTGATTACGTTCACGGCCTGTTGCAATCCAAATGGAACAGAATGAGGAAAACCCGATGAGCTCTGTTGATGACGAATATGCAGACCGACTCGCTGACCTTCTCGAAGATATGGAAGGTGAAGGCGTTGATTCTGTAGGAATGATTATGAACTGGGTGCGTGGTTACGCTGAAGGTCAAATGGAGGCTAATTGCGCTGACTGCTATATCTGCCAGTTTGACGACATGGACATGGTTATTCAGGTAGTTGATCCGGAACAAACAACATCAGAAAGGGTGCATTGATATGGACTATTCACAGTTATCAGATTTTGAAATTAACAAATTGGTTGCTGAGGCTACCGGCACGAAGGTAGAGGAAACTTATCAGTTCGTAAATGGCGGTGAAGATATTGCTGACCACATGAGCGGCATTGTGCTGATGCGCAAGATAACCAGCAACCGCAAGCACTGGAAGCTGTATGACCCATGCAACGACCCAGCAGATGCATGGCCGATTATCACTGAAGCAAAGATATCGTTATTAAGTGTTGACTGTATCGATGGCAGTTCATCATGGCTAGCAAAGAGCAAGGTATGCCCTTCAAGGGGTGATTCAAACCCTCTCCGCGCTGCCATGATTGTCTTCCTCATGATGCAGGACGCCAAACATGCTTAGCCAATCAGAATCCCAATCCTACGAGCAGCAGAGCATACGTAGAACGTTGTGCGCAGGCTGCACGAAGGAACCAACGCCAGAAGAAACCTATGTATGCGCTGAATGCGTAGTTGAATGGCTGATTTATCGTGATCCGAACGGAGATATCACCAATGAGGACAGTGCGGCGCAGATGTAAAAACGAAGAGTGCAGAGAATGGTTTCACCCTCAACACTCGAACATATGGTGGTGCTCACCGGAATGCGGAGCAAAGATAGCACTGGAGCGACGAAGCAAGGAGAGAGAAAAAGCAGAGAGAGCAGCAGACAAGAAACGACGAAGAGAATATCAGCAGCAGAAAGACAAGTTAAAGATTCGAAAGCTCGCCTTAAAGCCCCGCAGTTACTGGATTAAACAAGCCCAACAAGCAGTAAACGCCTTCATCAGAGAAAGAGACCGCGACTTACCATGTATCTCGTGCGGAACGTTCACGTCTGCTCAGTGGGATGCCGGCCATTACCGGACAACTGCTGCGGCACCTCAACTCCGATTTGATGAGCGCAACATCCATAAGCAATGCGTCGTATGCAATCAGCACAAGAGCGGGAATCTAGTTCCTTATCGCGTGATGCTTATCGAACGTATCGGGCAGGAAGCTGTAGACGAAATCGAATCTGACCATAAACGCCATCGCTGGACTGTAGAAGAGTGCAAGGCGATTAAGGCGGAGTATCAGCAGAAGCTTAAAGACCTACGCGAACAAAGAGTGGAGGCAGCATGAATAACGTAACTGATATCCAAGCAGTCAAATGGCAACGTCACGCAGATGAGCAATCACTTAAATCGCTCGATGCAAAGATTAAAGACGCTGAAAAGGCACTGGTGATTCTGCTTCATTATCGCCGGGAGTTGGTTAATCGTTTGGATTTGAATAAGCCTGATGGCCCGGAGGCAGCATAGATGACCGCTTCAGATATGACGATTTATCTATTGGCATTTATCGGCCTAGTTTGCTCAATGCTTTTTGGGTTCGTATGGATATGCGCTGCGTTCAGAATTCTCTGGTGCTATGCAAATTACTCGGCAAAAAAGGCGATAAAGGCGCGCAGGTCATGCCTTCGGATTAAAGCCAGAACTAAAGCAGCATGGAAAGAAAGGGGGGGTGAAGAATGAGACATACTCCGATATTCGGCATGGTCAATTTCATCGACGATGCTCATTTCCGCCGAGTGTGGAAGCACCCAAAGAAAACCATCAACATCCGCCAGAAAGCATGGGTTCACTACATGCTACAGGTGTGGGGAAAGGTTAACGCCGGTGATGACTCACCTTGTGGGGCAATCAACGTTATCGGTCGCCTGATGATTCGTAACCAGTGGAGCGATGACAAGGCCAAACAGATTGAGTCTGTCGTTATGCGTTTGTACGAAGAAGACGGGTTGCGTGGAGATGCGCTATATCAGAAAGCTCGCGAACTGGTCATCCCTCAATCATCGTTCAGCAACATCATCGCTCTCGCCAAAGAATCCGATGATGCTGCTTTCGTTGAACGTGTGATGGTCAAGACGTTTCACCGTGAAAGCCCCGTCCGCGATGTAGCTATTAAGCGATATTGCAATCGCAATTGCACGCAAGATATCGCCAGGCTGATGAGCGCTGTCACTGGAATGGATATCCAGTCATGTAGGCGTAGGGTTGTATGGTGTGAGAATGTTCTCGACTCAGAAATTTTTTATGCAATGAGGCGAGAGATAGAGAAGGAGTTTCCGCAAATTGCAGCTTAGTTGATAAGTTTTTTCTCAATTATTTGCTTTTGCGAAATGAAAGTAGTACATTTTATGTATGCTCGGAGCAAAAGCGAACTGAGCAGCGAAACAAGAAGGCCCTGAGTTAATAGCTCGGGGCTTTTTCATTTCTACAATCCGGTCAGGACTTTTGAGTTAATGCGTGCTGCACGACACGTTGATACTCATGCGCGAGAGTCCTGAACCAGATTGAGGGTCGATCGTATAAAGGTCATTACGGCAGGCTGTTAACCTGCTTATCGTGGTTCGATTCCACGTCGTCCCGCCAAATTACGGAGCTCTGGCGTAGATGGTTCGCGCGGATGCCTGAAGAGTATCAGGAGATGGTTCGATTCCATCGGGCTCCACCAAATTAGCCGGCTTAGCTCCAATGGTAGAGCAGTCGCCTTGTAAGCGAATGGGTAGCGGTTCAAGTCCGTTAGCCGGCACCAAATCCCGCCAGTTGGGAATCAAGGCCAAAGAGCCGATATTTACCCTCATTGCCAGTTATCAAGCTGGCTTTTTTATTTTGGCCTCAGGCAATCAAAATCATATTGCATCTAGCATTTAGTGCCTGAAGGCCACTCCACTACACAACAGCGTCCCGATCACCTATCGGAGGCGAGAATTAATGGCTAAACGTATGCAAGACAAAGATAGCATCGCTGGGGTGTCCTGGTTGATTCTGCTCGTCATCGCCTGTTGGGGCGGATTGGTCAGGTATCTGATTGACGTGAAGCAGAGCAAGGCTACATGGAGTTGGATAAATGCCATGGCACAGATTGTTGTATCAGGATTCACTGGTGTAATTAGCGGGCTTATTGGTATTGAAAGTGGGCTTAGCCTCTACATGATACTTGCGACATCTGGAATCAGTGGGGCGATGGGCTCTGTGGCGCTGACTTATTTCTGGGAGCGCCTTACGGGGATGAAAAATGCAAACAATTAATCCTCAGCGCAAAGCTTTCCTGGATATGCTGGCCTGGTCAGAAGGTACAGATAATGGCCGACAACCAACAAAGAATCACGGTTACGATGTGATCGTCGGCGGTTCGTTGTTCACCGATTACTCAGATCATCCTCGCAAGCTGGTTACGCTTAACCCGAGGTTAAAATCAACAGCAGCTGGTCGATATCAGCTTCTGGCCCGATACTGGGATGCATACCGCAAACAGCTTGGTTTGAAAGATTTCTCTCCAGCCAGTCAAGATGCTGTAGCCCTCCAGCAAATTAAAGAGCGTGGGGCGCTTCCGCTAATTGACAGTGGTGATATCCGACAGGCAATAGGCCGTTGTAGCAATATCTGGGCGTCGCTTCCCGGTGCCGGTTATGGCCAGTTCGAGCATAAGGCTGACAACCTAATCGCCAGATTTAAGGCTGCTGGCGGGAAAGTGAATGAGCCAACAGTATGAATACCTTCATCGTCAATTTGCTAAAAAAGTTCTGGCTGCCTGTTTTTGTGCTGGTCGTGATCTCTCTTCTGGCGTGGCGGATAAGTTACTACCGCGACAACGCCATCACCTACAAAGACCAGCGCGATAAAGCCACTGTGCAGCTCAGCCTGGCGAACGACACCATCAAAGACATGCATACCCGCCAGCGTGATGTCGCTGCGCTGGATGCTAAATACACCGGAGAACTGGCTGATGCCAAATCCACTATCAATCAGCTTGAGCGTGATGTTGCTTCTGGCAAGCGTCGGTTGCAGCTCAACGCAAAATGTACCGCGAACGGAGAGGCCAGCACCGGCGGCCTGGGCTATGCAACCAGCCCCCGACTTACTGACTCCGCTGAACGGGATTATTTCACCCTCAGAGAGCGAATCGTCACAGTGACGAAGCAGGTTGACTATCTGCAGGACTACGTCAAAGAACAGTGCTTAAAATAAGCGAAAGTGAAAAAAATTTCAGCTGTTCATATCTATTTATAGCTATTCAATTCAACTTATATCTATTCATTGATTGACTATATATAACTGAATTTCAATGATTTAATCGAGCCTTGCTTACTGCAGGGCTTTTTTGTTTTGGAGTTCACCGCGCATCTCACGCGCACATCAACGAGAGCCTTTCAGTAAGCGAGCCTGAGAAATGCCGTTATAGGTGGCGACCTCTCTCGGGCGGCTTTTCTGTGAGACAGGCTCACTTTCTAAAAGGTAAAACGCAATGACATACCCAACAGTTACAGTAAACGGCGTATCAGTCAGAGTCGATGAAGATGGTCGCTATAACCTCAACGACCTGCATGCTGCAGCAGTCTCTAATGGAGAAGCCACTGAATCACAGCGCCCAAGTAACTTTATCAAAAGCGCGCAGATAAGACGATTTGCTGATGAATTGACCGAAGCTACAAAAATAGCTTCGACCCGAGTTGTGAAGGGGGGTACTGAATCAGGCGTTTGGGGTCTGGAGTTGCTTGCTATTCGATATGCGGCATGGCTAAGTCCTAAATTTGAAATCCGAGTATACAACACCTTCCGGGAGGCAGTACTCAACGGAATCACCAATATGTCTCGCCTCAATCGGCTTGATTTGCTGATCGCCAATGAGACTAAAGAGGTAAGCGCCTGTGCCAGGGCAATGAATAAGTGGGGAGTTGGCGGCCGCAAGAAACTTCTCAACTGCGCGCGCGAGAGGATCGTAAGCCAGATGGATCCAGACATGGTCACGCTGATGGAAGCAAAGGTCGGTTAGCCAGCGCAAAATTGCGCCCGCTGATTTTTAAAGAAAATTACACCAACACCTCATTACAGAGGTCATTCCGTAGAGTGGCTTCGATAATGACAACCACAAGGAATCGACATGGAGCTAACTGAACACCAGAAAGCCCTATTCGATGATCTGACAAAACTACAGCAGAAGTTTGCGTTAGGCATCGTGAAAGGGCTTAGCCAAATTGATGCGTACAAACAAGCAGGTGGTAAGGCCAAGAAGGATGAAACTGCAAGCGCATGCGCAAGTGAAATCCTAACCAATCCTAAGGTAAAGGCATTTATCGACGAGATTAATAAGGAAGCCATCACAAGCGCTGTTATGACGCGACAGGAAGCGCTTGAGCGGCTTTCAGTGATGGGAAGGGCGTCCTTGCATGAGATGGTCGAGTTTAGCGAGGTAGAGCTCGGAACAGACGATAACGGCAAGCCAATTATCCAGGCTGGTTGGAAGTTTAAAAATTCTGCATTGCAGAGCTCTGGGTCGTTGTCAGCAATATCAGAGCTCACGGCGGGTAAGCGCGGGATAACAATCAAGCTTCACGATCCGAAAGCTGCCATCAAACAACTTGCAGAGCTGCAGGGGTGGGAGCCACCGAAAGAGTCGAAGCTAACGATTACGGCCACAAAGCCATTGTCGGAACTTTTTGAAGATGACGAAACTTAACCCTGTATTCAAGCCGTTCATAAAGCCTCATCGCTACAAGGTGGCAAAGGGCGGTCGAGGCAGCGGAAAGTCATGGTCTATCGCCAGGCTGCTCGTTGAGATATCGCGCAGAGGCACCTACCGCTTCCTTTGTGCTCGCGAGTTTCAGGCAAGTATCGCCGATTCAGTTATTCAGCTTATCGCTGATACGATAGAGCGTGAGGGGTATAACCACGAGTTCGAAATACAGAAGGTCTATATTCGCCACCTTGCAACAAACAGCCTTTTCATGTTTTACGGGATTAAAAACAACATCACGAAAGTGAAATCCCTTGAGGGCATAGACATTTGCTGGGTAGAAGAGGCTGAGGCAGTTACAAAAGCGAGCTGGGATGTCCTGATTCCTACTATTCGAAAGCCGGGTTCAGAAATTTGGGTGAGCTACAACCCGAAGAACATTCTTGATGATACTCATCAAAGATTCGTCATAAACCCGCCTGATGATATTTGCCTGCTTACAGTCAACTGGAATGATAACCCACACTTCCCGGATGTATTGCGCCTCGAAATGGAGGAATGCAAGCGCAAGGACTTTGACCTTTATCAGCACATATGGGAAGGGCAGCCGGTAGCAGACAGCGATCTGGCAATCATAAAACCGTCCTGGATAGCTGCAGCGGTAGATGCACACATTAAGCTCAACTTTGAGGCGTCTGGCGCTAAGAGAATAGGCTTTGACGTCGCTGATGAGGGTGAGGATAGCAATGCGATCACCATGGCTCATGGCTCAGTAGTTAAGGACGTCCAGGAGTGGAGTAGAGGTGATGTGATTGAGTCGGCTAACAGGGTCAGCCAGTACGCAGACACTATTGGTGCTGATAAGGTCATTTACGACTCAATAGGGGTGGGTGCTGGCGTTAAAGCTCAATTGAACCGCATCGCGAGGAATCAGGTTGAAGGATTCAATGCGGCGTCCGCAGTTTTCGACCCAGATGGAGAATACCAGCCCGGGAAGACCAACAAAGACATGTTCGCGAACCTTAAAGCTCAGGCGTGGTGGGGGGTGAGAAATCGCTTCTACAACACATGGCGAGCCGTAGAACATGGAGAGACATTCCCTGACGACCAACTCATCAGCATTTCTTCAGATATCAAAAAGCTCGAATACCTCAAGGCAGAACTGTCGCGCCCACGCGTCGATTACGACAACAACGGCAGGGTAAAGGTAGAGAGCAAAAAGGACATGAAAAAGCGCGGCATTCCGTCGCCAAACATGGCCGACTCTTTAATTATGGCCTTTGCGCCAACTTCTAATGCTCTGGCGAGGATTAAAGCCCTTGCCAGTTAAGGTGAGGCAATGGCTAGACGCAACAACAGGCAGCAAAAGAAAATAGACAAGCGCATGAACATGGACAGCTATCAAAACGTGTTCATGAATATCGGTACAGGTGGCGACAGGTCAGCCTACAGCCGTATCCGTACAGCGCACCTTCTCACCAAGGCAACCCTCGACAGTATCTATCTCGGTGACGGCTTAGGTCGTCGCATTATTGACGTAGTGGCCGACGAAATGTTTCGCGCTGGCTTCACCGTAGATGGGGCAAACAATGAGCCTGAGATTATGTCTCGCTGGGATGAGCTCAACCTCACTCAGCAGTTTACAGATGCTGTAGCGTGGGCTCGTCTGTATGGCGGATCTCTGATGCTGTTTGGCGTTAATGATGGTGGAGACCTTCAATCACCGATTGGCGAGGGAGAGCTTGAGTTTGTCCGCGTGTACGACCGTTATCAGGTGCAACCTTCCCTGCGAGATACCAACCCTGAAAGCGCCACATACGGCGAAATAACCCTGTACCAGATTAATCCCATCTCAGGAACGCCTTATTACGTTCACGCCAGCAGATGCCACGTTTTCGACGGCGAACGACTACCAAACCAGATTCGCCATCAGAATCAGGGATGGGGGGCTTCATGCTTGCAGGGCGTCTATCAGGCTCTTACTGACTACGGCATGAGCCATGCTCACGCTACAAGCCTACTTGAACGCAAGCAGCAGGGTGTCTGGTCTGCCGCCGACCTGGCTGAACTGTGTAAAGACGGTGAAGGTCGTGATGTTGTTCAGGCTCGTCTCAACATGGTTGACATGACGCGCAGTAATGGCAACACCATCGGTGTAGATGCGAAAACAGAGAAGTATGAATTGCTTAATGGCTCTCTTGAGGGCGTGGTCGATGTGCAGGACCGCAAGCAGTTGCGCATATCTGCACTGACCGGCATTGATGAACAAATCCTTTTCACCAAAACGCCGTCAGGTCAGGGAGCGGATAAAACCACTGTTCCTGAGTCATGGAAGCAGTTGATTGGCCGTAAGCAGAAAGACGAGGCAAGGCCGGCAATAGAAAAAGTGGTCAACTTTCTCACTACTGATAAAACGTGGACGATTAAGTTCAATCCGCTTTCTGTACCAACCGAAAAAGAGCAGGCAGAAACGGCAAATCAGTGGTCTCAGGCTGATGAGCGTTATTCTCAGCTTGGATGGGTAAGCAACGATGAAGGTGTTGCCACACTGAAAAAACGTGGCGGTTACGTTTATCCAGAGGTGAGCGATGGCTAGGGTATGGCTTCACCCGTATGGCGTTGAGCGCGACTATAGCAACGCTCTTGTAAAGGCTACCAGACAGTTCAACAGAGAAATCAATTCAGCATACGGCGATATCCGTTTCGATGGCTGGCAGGACGACATGAATGCAATTCTTGCTTATTTGCGCAATGCAGGTAACAGAATTTTCACCATAGTCATCGAAAGGCTTCCAACTTTCTTTGCATTAACCTCTCAGTTCAACGATCGCCAGTGGCGCCTGATAGTAAAAGGCGGAACCGGATACGACATCCCGCCATCCCAGGCTGTAATTGCCGGACAGACAACTGTCCCCACCTCATCGGGAGTGTTGGGTGTTGATGCTTACCGGGCTGAGCCATGGCTAAGGGATATGCAGGAAATATGGGTCGCAGAAAACACGCGCCTGATTAAGTCAATCCCAGCTGATGAGCTTTCTGATATGGAGGGAATTATTCAGCGCGGGGTGATGAACGGCTCTAGCGCCGGCACCATCAAGAAGCAAATCCAGGAGCGCTACGGCGTAACTGAAAGGCGAGCAAATCTGATAGCAGTAGACCAGATAGGGAAAGCTAACGCTGCGCTTACTCAGCAGCGACAGAAGGATGCCGGAATAGATGGCTATATCTGGCGCGGAGTTTTGGACAGTAGAGAGCGGCAATTACACGTCGAAAGGGAGGGAAAGCATTACAAATGGTCATCCCCTCCTTCAGATGGGCACCCTGGGCAGCCCGTGCGCTGCCGGTGTTATGCGGAACCGGACTGGTCAGGTTCTGTGTTCGATATCGGAGAGTAAGCGTGAAAGAGATAGAAAATTTAAGAAAAGTAGTGCAGCAAGTGCTCGCTACTGGCGGAGAAGTGTCAGAGATCAACTATGTTGGACTTGGCGTTTATCAGGGAGCAATTAACGCATCTTACAGGGTGACGGAAAATCAAATGGCCGAAATCTGCGCACTGCTGGACTTAAAGGCACCAAAAAGAACGGTATGGGATAGCGAGTTAGGCGTCATTCAGAACCACCCAGGCTGTCACAGTCACTCGATAAGCATTTCATAGGGCTAAAAAATGAAGACAGTTACTCGCTATGACAGGGGTGAGCTTCGTGCGTCCGTAAATGAGGATGGCTATCTGGAGGATACACCTGTAGTGGCCCGGGTCGGAATCCAGGTATACCGAAATCCAGATGGTAGCGTTCGACGCGAATTGCGGCCTCCTGAAGAGGTATTCAATGCTGACTCGCTGGCATCATTCAAAGGCAAGCCAATAACTCTGGGCCACCCCGGCGCGGTAAACGCGAAGAACTCACGAAAGCATCAGGTAGGAACGATGCTGGATATCGGTAAGCAGGATGGTAATAACGTCTCTGTGCCGATCATTATCCATGCTGATGAAGCAATCACTCAGGCTAAATCAGGCCGCGCAAAGCAACTCTCTCTCGGATACCGACTTGACCTTGATGAAACTCCTGGTGAGTGGGAGGGGCAGCCCTATGACGCCATTCAGCGCAATATCAGAATCAACCATTTAGCTCTTGTCTCAAAGGCCCGTGCCGGAGACGTGGCAACCCTGAATCTGGACGGTGATGAAGAAATCATCGTTGAAGATGACGACAACCAACCAAAAGGCAAAACAATGCAGAAATTGCGACTCGACAACGGGCTTGAGTACGACGCTTCCCCGGAAGTGGTCGTGGCGTACAACGCCCTGAAACAGGATGCAGAGGACGCTAAAACCAAGCTGTCCGACGCGCAAACCACTATTTCAACCATCACGGCTGAACGTGACTCGCTGAAATCTGATGCTGCTGAGTTTGAAGAAAAACTCAAAAAAGCACGTGAGGATGCCGCGGTGACCATTAAGGCTCGTGCAGATCTGGAAGCCAAAGCGGAAAAACACGGCATCAAATGCGACGGACTCGATGATATTGCCGTCAAGAAGGCAGTCATCAGCAAGCTTAAGCCGGCCATGAAACTGGATGGCAAAGACGACACCTATGTGAATGTTGCCTTCGATATGGCGATCGAATCAGCACCCATGGAACAGCAGCGCCAAATCGTCAATCAGGACAAAGCAGAAGTCCGCAGTGACTCTGCTGAACAAAAAGGCTCTGCCGCTGCTCGCCAAAAATACCTCGACCGCCTGCACGGCAAAAAGGAGACAGCATAATGCCTGTTCAGACTTCCTACGATAACGATATGCAGATCGCAATGCCTGGCATGCGGTCAGATTCAACTCATCAAATCACAGACGGTTGCAACGCAGCACAGGGGGCTATCAAGCCTGGTTATGTTGTAGCCCGTGTGTCAGTAGCCAACGACAAGCGCGTAGTTAAGCAGGTGTCCGCTGCCGGCGATGCCGCCACCCTGATGGGTATCTGCCGCTTCAGCCACTATGGCTGCGTCACCGGCCAATACGAAAATGGCGATGCCGTAAACGTAATGACATGGGGCCGCATCTGGGCCGTAACTAATCTGACTGCGGCTCCTACGTCCGGCGGCTTGGTCAATGTCTTAACCTCTGGAGCTAATGCTGGCATGGTTTCTAACACTGGTGGCTCTGTTGCGTTGGGTTGGGTGCTCACAGGTAGATTTACCAAGTACACCGACCACACCGGAGCAACCGTAAACCTCGCCGAGGTGCAAATCCGAAACCAGACAGCTGAGCCTGCTGCGAGCGGCGAATAAGGAACAATAATGGAACAGATGAATTACGACGAAGCGGACCTGTTCGCAATCGAACATGGTGCGGCGGCCAACGGTATTCGGCTGGATGAAGGGGAGTCAATCTTCCTGGCTCGTGAACTGGATTACGTTAAGTCCAAAGTTTACGAAGTCGAATACCCTGCACTGACTGCTACCACTCTTTTTCCGGTGACTTCAGAAATCCCTTCATACGCCAAAACTTTCACTTACGGCGTATGGGATGCAGTCGGTATGGCGCGCATCATTGCTGACTACTCTGACGATCTGCCAAACGTAGGCGTTAACTATCGTGAAGAAACTGGCAAGGTGTTCAGCCTCGGCAACTTCTACGAATATAGTCTGGAAGAAATTCGTGCCTCACAGGCAACTGGTAAGAATCTGCCAACTCGCCTGGCTAACGCTGCGCGTCGTGCGCATGACGTGAAGGTTAATGACCTGGCTTTCTATGGCGATGATGATTATCAGATCGTCGGCGTACTGGATCACCCTAACATCCCGGTAACCACTTCTGCCGGCTGGACCACTGGCGAGATCGCCTCTGGTGATCTGGAAGATGCTGTTTCTGCTATCGAGACGGTAACTAAAGGCCTGCACGCAGCGAACGTCATCGCACTTCCGCCAAGCGCCTTTAAAATTCTTTCCAAGCCAATGCCAAACACCAACACGTCATACATGACCTACTTCAATACTCAGTACCCGGGTATGCAGTGGATTCGTGTAAACGAGCTGGAAGATATCGATGGTGCAGGCACTAAAGCCGCGCTGGTAATGGAACGCAACGCTGATAACGCCTCTATGGAAATCCCGCAGCCGTTTGAACAGTTACCGCCGCAGGCTAATAACCTGGCATTCAAGATCCCATGCCATAGCCGCGCCACTGGCGTTCAGGTTTACCTGCCACTGACTCTCCATCTCATCAAAGGCATCTAAGAGGCTTCGGCCTCTTTTTAAGGATAAGCAATGAAAATCACAAACACCTCGGCGCGACTGTATTACATCGGCGGCCAGAAACTTTCACCCGGCCAGACAGCAGAAGTTGATGACAAATGGAAAGAAAATTCATCTGTTCAGGCGTCAATTTCTAATGGCGAACTTCGAATTGCCTCTAAGGATGAAGAAGTAACCGCGACCGCAGTAGAGAAATCAAAAAAGGACGCTAAGTAATGAACTATGCCGCATTCGAAGGAAAGACGCCGCTGGAAATCTTCCGCCTGATCGCCCCGGAGTTTGCGGCCGTTCCTGACGAAGTCGTCAATTCGTATCTCGAACTGGCGTCTGTTTTTGTGTGTGAAGATGACTATGGGAAATATTACAACGTAGCACTGGCCTTAATGGCCGCACACATCATGGCTTCACCTGGTGGATATTCTCAGGACGGCTCAACCTCATCGGGGAAAGTTCAATCCAGAAAAGAGGGTGATCTTGCGATCACTTACGGAAATATCTCCAGTGATACCAGCTATCTCGGCGGCACCTCATACGGAAACCTGCTGCTGATGCTTCGTAAGAAGATGGGCGGCGGGTTTGCATTGATGACTCGCGGTGTTATTGGCGGCTGCCTATGTCCGTAAAGATTGTCGATGACAAACGAGCATGGGACAGGCTTGTAAGGGAACTGGAGGCGACAGGGGATAAGGAGGTTGTTGTTGGTATCCAACAGGGGGCTACGAACGATGGGTTGCTGGTTGCTGAATATGCAACATGGAACGAATTTGGCACCAGAACCATTCCATCGAGACCATTCATGCGCTCCTATTTTGATAGCAGCATTGATGACTTAACCAGATTCTCAGCTCGCGGGATTGCCATGGTTATTTCAGGGCGTGGGACGTTGAATCAGTTCTTCAATTCTGCTGGGGAGCGGATGGTTAGTGGCGTGAAGAAAAACATCATTCATGGGACATGGGCGCCAAACTCACCAGTAACCATTGCTCTGAAGGGCTCAGACAAGCCACTTTTTGATACTGGCACCATGTATAAATCAGTGACTTTCGCTATCCATAAATTTGGAGATACAAAAGCATGAACCCTTTTCGGAGACCGTACACCGTTTTAACGCCTTCAGAAGGGCAATACCTTAACGGCGAATGGGTAGAAGGAACCTATATCGAGTCTTCGGCTCTTTTTTCGGTTCAGTCGATTAAAGATACCCAGGAAGTAGAGCACCTTGCAGAAGGGCGAAGAATTGACGATTTCAGGCGCCTGTACAGCGATAGCAAGTTACAGATAACCAACGATGGTGGAAGCGGGGATTTGCTACAGCCGGTGTTAATAGTCATCGATGGTTTCAACTACGAACTAATTCACCGGGAGCCCTGGCAGAATGGAATCATCAACCACTACAAATATTATTGCGTGAGGAAATACGATGGCTGACCTTATAGAGTCGGTCGCAGAATCTCTCCTTTCCCAGTTAATAACCATCCCGGTCATCCGAGCCAATCAGAATGGGCCGCGCCCGAAGCTACCCTATGCCACCTATCAGATAAGTGCCAGAACCACTATTGGTGGTGATGATTATGGTCTGGTGGACGGTAGCGGCCTGATGCCAGTTAAGGGCACTAGGGAGGGGGCGATACTGGTTAACTTCTATGGAGGCGAGGCGAGAGAGAATGCTGACAATCTGGTTAATACAATCAGGAAAACAACATCGCGCTACCTGATGCATCGGCTTCATCTTGTTATCAATACGAGTGGAAGCGTAACTGACCTTACCGCATTACGAGATGATGCGAACTTTGAGCCCATGGCAAACCTCGACCTTACCTTTCGCTACACAACCAATTATACCGACGATGTCGGGCTTATCGAAACAGTGGACGTCACCGGGGAAGTTGGCGGCGAAGGCATCCACGAAACAATCACCATCGAATAAATTTGGAGCTTTCAATGGCCTCATTGAACCAGATTGCTAATGTTGATATTTCACTCAACACAGCAACGGTAGGAAAGGCGTCTTTCGGTATCCCGCTGATTGTCTCTCCGACCACCGCTTTTACCGATCGGGTAAGAAAATACAGTAGTTATTCCGCAGCTGCAGGCGACAATCTTGACGCGGCCACGCTGTCTGCGCTTCAGGCCGTGTTCAGCCAGGATCCGCGCCCTGCAATGGTTTATGTTGGGCGACGCGACGCAGCAGGCGTAGTATTTACATTATCGTCCGCACCCGTTACCGGAAAGATTTATACCTTTAGCGTTAATGGTACTGACGTAACCTACACTGCAGCCAGTGGCGACACTGAAGAAGATGTGCTTGATGGGCTCAGTGCAGCGCTAACCGCAAGCGCAGTTAAAGATATCTTTGCTGCGCCAGTGGTCTCCGATGGAAAACTAACGCTGACTGTATCTAATCCTGGCGACAATGTAGTGCAGCCAACCAGTAATCTGTCTATCGCGTTATCAGGCTCGACAACTGGCCTGGCCGCCGACATGGACAAAATCAAGGCCGCAGACAATACATGGTATGGGTGGTCACTTGTTGAGTTGAGCGACTCTTTGATTCAGCAAGGTGCCACATGGACCGAGACGCAAAGCAAGCTATTCTTTGCGCGTACCGCTACTGTTGCTGTCTGGTCCTCTGCTGAAGACGATATCGCAAGTACTTTACAGGACGCGCAATATCTTCGCACAGCGCTGATTGCGCATAAGAACTCTGCTTCGGAATATCCTGACGCTGCAGTAATGGGAAGGTTCTTCACCAAAGACCCAGGGCAAACTGTATTTGCTCTTAAGTCACTGGTGACCATCACCCCAAGCGCTTTCACTGATACGGAGAAGGCGCTCATCATTGCCAAGAACGCAAATACCTACGAGCAATACTCGGACAACATTTATCTATTCGGTGTCGGCACTGAGAATCAGGCGTCAGGAAAGGTTGCATCCGGAGAGTGGATTGATATTGTCCGCGACCGCGACTGGCTGATTAATGATATCCAGACAGCTATCGCCGGCGTGATGATCCGCAACAGCAAAGTGCCATACACCAACGTGGGCATTGCGCTAATCATCAACACACTGCGTGCGCGACTGCTCAATGCACAGACGCAAGGTGTCATTGCTCCTGATGAGAAAGATAGCCTTGGCGAAACAGTGCCAGGATTTAAGCTTTCTTATCCCAACGCTGCGGATGTTGATGCTGACATCAAAGCATCACGCATTCTCTATATCTCGTTCGATGCTCTTCTGGCTGGCGCTATCCAGTTGGTTAAGATCACCGGCAAGCTTTCATACAGTTACGAATAAGGAGCATTGAATGTCTGCTAATTATGGCTTGTCTGGCACATTTGACGGCTCTGAAGTTCATGTAATTATCGGTACCGTTCCTCTGTCTGGCTTCTCTGATGGCGACTCTGTCACCGCTACGCGCACAAGCGATCTGTTCAGCAAGCGTACCGGACTTGATGGCGCTACCGGACGCGCCAAGAATACTGACAAATCAGGCACCATCGAAGTCAGATTGCTTCAAACCAGCTCAGCTAACGACGCACTATCCGCGTTGTTAAATATGGATAGCCTCGGCCTTGAGGGTGATGCTGTCTTTCCAATCAGTGTCATTGACATGTCTGGTCGAACCGTCATTGCTGGTGCTGATTGCTGGATCCAAACCGCGCCGCCGGTAGCGTTCTCAACCAATGCGGTTGGTGAACGTGTGTGGGTGTTCGCATCAGCCGCTCTCCAACTCTATGTAGGTGGTAATAACTAATGGAAATGCATACTTTCAACGTTGGCGAAAAGGAATTTTCTGCGGCAAAAATGAATGCCTTTTCAGCTGCAAAACACCTCGTGAAGCTAAAGACATTGCTTGATAAAGGGCTGGCTCAGGGAACTGAAGCAAACGCCATTGCTCTGCTATCGGGAATCGACGAGAAGACGCTTGAAACCGTCATCATGCCAATCATGCGCGACGCCATGGCTGCAAGCGTCACAGATGGCGTGAAGCTTGATTCAGAGCAGAACATCAACAAGGTTTTCACCGCGGATACGCTTTTTGACCTTTTCCAGGTTATCTGGGAAGTGCTGAAACTCAATTTCGCCCCTTTTTTTACTCAAATCTTGAGCCTGTTTGGACTGAGCCCGGAAGAGCTATCAAGCCGGGTCAAGGCGCTGGCAAGCAAAAGCGCCAAGGCAAGCTAAGGGAAGACGTTCAGAATGAACTCTGGGTCTGGCGCCCAATTATGCGGAAAATGTGTACCGTTGAAGGCGTAAAATCCGGAGTCGTTACGACAGAAGATATCATCAAACTGAACGGCCTGATTGATATGGCTGATTACTACGGAAGTCCGGAGGAATGACATGGTAATCCGTGAGTTGCTCATTCGTCTTGGGCTTCAGGGCACTGAACAAACCGGGCGAGACCTGGATAAGATAGACGGTAAGGTTCACAGCGTCACCGAGAGTTTTAGAGGGCTTGGAACTGTACTGACAGGGCTCCTTACCGGCATAAGTATTAAAAGCATTATCGATGTTGCAGATGAGATGCAGTCCCTTGAGTTCCGTGTAGGTCAAATGGTCACTAGCACCAAAGGCGGAGCGGAGGCAATAGATAATCTTGCCAAGCATGCCTCTGATGCTAGGGTGAGCATAGAATCATATGCGGAAGCATATACTGGTATTGGTGCGGCCACTCACGAACTGATCCACACTGAAGAAGATTTGCTTCAGGTAACTGATTCAGTGGCCAAAGGTTTGCAACTTGCGGGCGCAAACACGCAGCAAACAACCAGCGTAATGATGCAGCTAACGCAGGCAATCGCTGTAGGAAAACTGCAGTGGGAAGACATGCGAATCATTATGCAAAACTCCGACGCGTTTGCACTTCGCCTCGCAAAGTCTATGGGAATGACACTGAACCAGATGGTAAAGGCAACTCAGGGATCGGGCGGTGGAATTGGCGCTGACAAAATAGTTAATGCGCTGCGGAATATGTCAGGAGATGTTAAAAAAGAGTTTGCATCGATGCCAATGACAGTCACTCAAGCCACGACAATCATTGGAAACCGTTGGGAGATGTTCATCCATCGGATGAACCGGAGTAGCCTTACGGTCACATGGATAGCTGATAAGTTTCTCTGGCTTGCTGATAAGATCGAATATTCTTTCGATATCATTATTGATTCTGTTGGTGGCGCACAAAGGGCTATTGAGCTTCTCGGTTCGGTTCTTGGTGGCTTGGCATTAGTTGGCGGAATTTATGCGCTGCGGGCAGCTTTTGTTGCACTTGCTTCACCTATTGGCCTAGTTGCAATCGCCGCCGCAGCTCTGTATTTGGCTTTTGATGAGTTCAGGACATGGCAGCGTGGTGGTGATTCTGTATTAGGTGATCTTCTTGGTGACTACGAGGATTACAGACCAACCATAGAGAAGATTACTGCTGCATTGAATTCATTTAAGGATATTGTTGGTGGGTGGGAAACGATATTTGCAACATTCGCAGCTTATCTTGCTGGGGCGTGGTTAGCGAGCGTTCTTAGGACGCTTGGAATCGTATCAAGTGCTGCTGCGGGAGCTAGTGCTGGGGTGTCAACGGCAGGTGTAGTTATCGCTGCAGCTGCGACTGGGTATAAAGCCTACTCCGGAATAACAGATGCCGCTACTTCAGCCGATAAGACTGAATCGTTATGGGACTCGATCAAGAGGCGCTGGAATTATGGCGGCTGGTATAATAACCAGCAAGCAAATATGAGCCAAGGCATAGGCTTCTCTCCGCAGTCTATTGGCAGGGGGCAATTAATCTATAACCCAACTGTAAATCTAACAGTTAACTCACCCAGTGGAACTCCTGAAGACATTAAAAAGGCTGTTGATGAAGCCATGTCTGGGCAATTGCCTAAAATACAGGATTCATTTTCCAGTGATCTTTTATTCAGTGGGAGAGTCAGATAGATGGCTAGCACAGATCTGCTTGGGTTTATTTGGAATGGTAGCTCTGATAAAACTTTTCGAATAGAAGACCCTGATATCGGGAGCCTTGAGTTCGACTCTATAGATGCAGAGGTTCACGATTGGCAGCGGGATGTAACTCAAAACCCGGTTGAAAATGGTTCTCCAGTAGCTGACCACATTATCGACAGGCCAAGAAATTTAACCATCACAGGAATGATTAGTAACTCGCCGATAGATGGTTCAAATATCTTCCTTGGTGGCAATTTACTTGATACAGACAGGGTCGCCGAGGCATTTCAGGTTTTAGACGCGCTGTATAAATCAAAGGCACTGATAACCATCTATACCAGGTATGCGAACTACATTGACATGGCAATTACCAGCATAAACATACCCAGATCACCAGAGCAAGGTAATGCCATTGTCTTCACCATCCAGGCAACGCAAGTTAGGATCGTTACCACCCAGACAACAACACTTCCTCCTGGGGTTGGGGTTAAGAAGCAATCAGACGCAAGCGGGAAGGCGGGAACTTCAAATAGCAAAGACTCAGCAACCCAAAAACGTGCTGGTGAAAACAAAAACAATGGCAAATCAACAACGGAAGTATCAACAACAGAAGTAGATCGCTCGGCCTGGAAAAGCTTATTGGGAACACTATCGAAGGTATTTGGCTGATGATAATTATAGGTTTCGAATCTGGTTTTGTAGACCAATTGTCAGACGTGTCGATAGGAAACCAAACATTTACCATCAGGGTAAAATGGAATGAAAGGTTTGGCTTCTGGTCCATGGGTATCTATGACAGAGAGTCATCACCAATCGCAACAGGCTTGAGAATGGTTAGAAACTCTTCGCTTATTGGATTCCTTGGTTTGTCACAATTTGACGGGGATTTCATATTTATACGCAACTATGGCGATAAAGATGAGGCTGACTTCGAATCTATCGGTGGAGACTTTACGCTGGTTTATGTTTCTGGAGATGAAATAGATGCCATTGTTTCTTCGGACAGCTGAATTAATAGTAGGAAAACCATCTGGTGAGGCTGTCAGTATCAGGGATTTGAGGTTTGAATTCGACATCCAGAAAACCTCAAGCAGAACGGCGAATAAGTGCAACCTAAAGGTATATAATGCTTCACCATCAACCATTTCCATGATGGAAACAGTAAACAATCTCGTCATTCTCAAAGCTGGATATGAGAAAGATATTGGGGTTGTAACGATATTCACTGGTACAGTGTGCCGCTCTCTTACTTACCAAGATGGGGCCGACGTTCTTACTGAAATGGAGTTAAGAGATAGCGTCATTCCTCTTAGAGATGCAAAAATATCTGCCAGTCAAAAACCGAACACTTCGGCTCTATCTGTGCTTAAGCTTATAGCTTCAAACTTTGGCATGCCCTTGAAGATTGGAGTAAACATCACCGATAAACAATATGTTTCAGGTTTTGCATTCAATGGTACTGCGAGTGATGCAATGGATAGGGTATGTAATTTCCTCGGTCTAGAATGGTCTGCGCAGGACGGTGAGTTACAGATAATCAAGAAGGGTGGGGTTTACGCTGATACGGCGGTTGTTTTGTCAAAGGACACTGGAATGATTGGCTATCCTAGGCGAGAAGCCAAAACAATGACCGAGAAGAGCGCCGCAAAAGAAGGGATAAAATACGGACAAAAAGGGGTTATTCGCTCTGTAATTGATGTCGAAGATCCAACAGCAAAAATGAAGGACAGGGTTACGCTAGAGGTTCAGGGTTACCGAGTGCAGTCACTTCTAAATCCAGCCATCTATCCTGGCGCTTACGTGAAGCTGATATCTCGTGGTATCGATGGAGAGTTTTTCCGCGTCGAAGAGGCAAGATACAATGGTGACACTCACGGACAAGCCTGGGGTGTTGAGGCGCTATTGAGGTACCCAAAGAATGGCTGATGGTTCTGAGTACTCCGAAGTAATTTCAAACTTAATCAAGGCAGAGCTTGACCAGGTAAACACTGCGATACCATGCACTATCGAATCGTATAGCAATGGACGGGTAAGTGTAAGGCCGAATGGTGAAAAGAAATACCAGGATGGTGACAGCAACCCGTACCCTATCCTGCATAACCTTCGCTTTGTATGGCCCAATTTTTCAAATGGCCAAGCCGGACTCAAGGGGCCTGTAACGCCGGGAGACAAATGCCTTTTGATTGTCTGCCAGCAATCAATTGATGACCTTGACGACCTCAGGAAGTTCGACCTTGTAGACAGCTATGTTATCCCCGGAGGTGGTTATGACGACTCGGTTCCCGGCAATGACGATATGCGCCTGTACTTCGGGAATGCTTTTATCGCTATTGATGGTAACGGCAAGATCACCATAAACGCTCCAGGAGGCGTGGAGGAAACAACGCCACTTCACACAGTGAAAGGCCAGCTGACTGTTGAGAAGATGTTCACTTACCAAGGCGGGATGACTGCGTCAGGGGGCGATGGAAGCGTGGCCTCGATCACCGGCACGGTAAACGTTGTTGGCGATGTTGTGATAAATGGTATTAAAATAGGCACTCACAAACACCCTGGCGACAGCGGTGGAACTACTGGGGGGCCAACTAACTAATGCTTGAACTCATCATCATGGCGCTTATTTATGGTGCCATTGCTTCTATCTTCACTGCTGCGGCTGGATGGGCTATAAACGTCATTTTCTTCAAGAAGAAAGTGCCGTCAAAATTTGCTGTCATCCTTTGTATGACCGTTGGCTTTTTTATTGCACTTGGAATAATAGACTCTGTGGTCGGCGATTCCATTGGTTTAGAAGGCGTGATCTTAAGCTCTTTGGTTTCAATGTTCGCGTTTTATAAAACTGTTGAAATTTAGGCTATCCGGGAGGCCGACAAATTGATAAGGAATTTACCAAAAAGCGTTAAGGTGTTTCTTGGCGCTATCATTGCTTTATTTTTAATAATTGCTTTCAGTGATGATCCAAAGAAAAACCATGAATTAAGTTCGTCTTCAAACGCAGAGCAAGAAGCGCCAGCAGTTACAGAGACGGAATCAGAAAAGATATCCAGACTTGCCAACATCGAGCAGTGGTACTACGACCCTGCAGAGATGGGAGGGAAGAGAGTTAAGGGCAAGATGGGTAAAGAATACAAAAACTACAAAGAAATTGTTAGCGCTGCTGCATACCGAGTGGCAGCGAGAACCAATGAGAAGGTGGAGTTTGTTACTACTCAGGATGGAAAGACCTTCACTGTAACAACCTCTGATGGCGGGAAGTATGATGTAGAGCTATCTGATCTTAAAGATAAAAAAGGTCGATACTATGATGAAAGCGACGCTGCAAATCTACCAGAAATAAAAACAGAGTATGAGAAGTGGATAACAAAAGCGTGTCCTGTTGATCGGGATATAATTGATGTTGAAAAACTTTTGGCAAAGAACACAAAATTCCCTGCCACTTTAGATGTTGACTGGTTTACATCAAAGCAAGATCTTGGTGTGTACAAGGACGGCACGAGGGAATTATCTGTTAACTTTAGCGCCAAAAATGCATTCGGCGTAGAGATCAGGAAAACGGCGACCATCAGCATCTCACCAAAGTGCTCATATAAAATAATAAAACTTGAAAGTTATTAGTCATGTAGCCCAAAACATGGTGAGTGCCAGCCAAAGATTAAAATATATTTAACCCACCATCAGGTGGGTTTTTTCTGGGATATCATTTCTTCAAGATTTCTAATCTTTGCATAGATATCATCAATGATTTTAGGCTCTGGGACGCCCCTTGACTCCACCCACGCCTCTATTGCCATGACCATTTCTGCGTTTGCAGATCTGCCGTTTGATTCAGCAAGCTTTGCAACCTTATCTTTTAGCTCTTCAGGCATCCTAAGATTTACCTGAGGATGACGATATCTACGTTCTGACACGCTTACTCCTTCGCCTGTTTGATGTGGGCGCTACACAAGTAGAAAAATAGTACATGCATACCCATTGACTAGCAATGCATAGCAAACTACTATGTAATACATATGATGACAGGAGGGCGTATGAAGAAAGTAAAATCAATCAGGTTTCCTGAGTGGTTGGAGAAAGTTCTTGAGGAGATTTCTGAGAAGGAAGACCGCTCATTCAGTAATGAATGCATTAGGAGATTAAAGGAATCATTGAAAAGAGATGGTTATGCAGTGCACTAAATGTTGAAGCCCCAACTACTTGCGATAGTCAGGGCTTCATTGTCAGAAAATCCTTGGAGATAAACTAACATGACAAGTATAGCAATTCTTGAAGCAGTTAACACCTCTTACGTACCGTTCAACGGTCAGCAAGTTTTAACTGCTGTTGCCGCTGGCGTGACTTATGTAGCGATGCGTCAGATAGTGGAGAACATCGGCATTGACTGGACGGGGCAGTCAGTTAAGTTGCGTAAAATGAAGGATAAATTCAACTGTAGAGATATCTCTATGGTTGCCGCTGACGGCAAAATACGTAAGCACCTGTGTCTACCTCTTAAAAAACTCAACGGCTGGTTGTTCAGTATCAACCCAGAGAAAGTTCGTGCGGACATTCGAGACAAGCTGATTCAGTACCAGGAAGAGTGCTTTACCGTTTTGCATGACTACTGGACGAAAGGGGCGGCCATTCGGACTGCGCCGGAAACTACAGTTGATGATCGTACTCCGTTGAGAGGAATTGTTAATCGCATCATGGGTAAGTACGGCATGACGTACCAGGCAGTGTACAAACTGGTGCATAAAGAGTTTGGCGTGAAACATATCGATGAGCTTTCACCAAGGCAGACAGCGGAAGCGGTTGAGTATCTTGCCACCAAAGTGATAGAGGGCGATTTCCTTGGAAGACAAGATAATAAAAGCAACGATCTTTCTGCAAAAGAAGCAAACAGCCTTATATGGTTATGGGATTATGCCAATCGCTCACAGGCATTATTCCGCGAACTGTATCCGGCGCTAAAACAAATTCAATCGAACTATTCCGGAAGATGCTACGACCATGGTCGTGAATTCTCGTATGTTATTGGAGTGGCGAGAGATGTTTTAATCAAGCACACAAGAGATGTTGATATTAATGAGCCAGATGGGCCAACCAATCTTTCCGCATGGATAAGGCTTAAAAATAGAGAACTACCTCCTTCAGCACATAACTACTGACAGGTACCAAGCCAACCCAACCTCGCTTCGGCGGGGTTTTTTATTGGAGGATTATGATCGACTTCAGATTAAAAGACGGGAAGATTGCCTTCCAGAACGGACTTCTTCAGTACGTTGATGGAGCTGAAAGAGTCAGGCAACAACTTGAATTCAGGCTTTCCCTGTTTCGTGGAGAGTGGTTTCTGGACGGCGATTTTGGCACCCCATATTTCCAGTCAATCCTTGGTAAGCAAGTGACAGAAACCGGGGCCATCAATGCCATTAAGGCTCAGATTCTGGATGTTGACGGAGTTACGGCAATCAACTCATTCAACTGGAACTTTGATCGTAAGAATCGCCTGTTAACGGTGGAGTTTGAGGCGCAGACTGATTACGGCATAGTCCAGTACCCCTGAAAATCCTAAAACAACAAACCTCGCTTCGGCGGGGTTTTTTTATGCCCGGAGATAAGATGGCAGATACCTTCATCACGGATACCGGCCTTGAAAAACCAACCCTTGCTGAATGTGTTCAGGAGATTGGAGACTCGCTTGAGTCAGTAGTCGGCCCCATTAACCGAGAGGCAGATAGCACAACGGGGCAATGGGTAGGCGTAGAGGCTGAGGCCAATGCGGTACATTTTGAGGCTCTGGAACACCTGTGGAATTCACGGTTCCTGAATTTCGCCACAGGAATGGCGCTGGACGCGATTGGTACATGGTTTGGCATATCACGTAATCGTGAGTCGTACACGCAGGTGAATGCGGTGATTTACGGCACGGAATCAACACTGGTTCCGGCTGGGGCCATTGCTTCATTTGGTAACTATCAGTTTGTATTAACTGAAGCGTCAGTCATAAGCCGTACCGTTCTGGTTGATGGAGCCTTCCGTGTTAATAACGCCACACAGGCATCTTATACCGTCCGCGTTGCCGGGATTGATAAGACATACACAAAACAAAGTGGAGATACAGCAACAGACATTGCTGAGGGGCTGGCAGAGCTCATTGATGCTACGTCTAACTTTTCATCCTCTAACAACGGCTCCTCAGTATCCCTGACGTCTGAAAACTTAATTCAGGGCTATTCGGTCTCTCTTGGCTCTGGGCTGTCATGGACAACAATTGGATCTCCTGCTGTCTTTCGGGCAACAGAAACTGGGGCAATTGTTGTTCCGGTTGGAGGCCTTTCAACACCAGTAAGTGCTGTGACTGGATGGAATGGAGTGAATAATCTGGTATCAGGCTCCACCGGCTCTGGCAGGGAGTCAGACACCGATTACCGATTGCGCTTACAGAACGCGCGTGGAAGCAATGGCGGAGCTGCTACTGAGCCAGCAATAAGATCTCGTCTTTTAACTGAGGTAGAGGGCGTAACGCTGGCGGTTGTAATCGAAAATGACACGATGGCTACCGTTGACAGCATTCCGCCAAAGGCTATCCATTGTATCGTTGCCGGCGGACTTGAGCAGGACGTAGCAAACACCATCTGGAAATATAAGGCTGCCGGGATAGCAACATACGGGACTACGACGATAACCGTACAGGACTCGTATGGAAGATCACATGACGTCAGCTTCTCAAGACCGGTAAATACACCAATCTACGTAAAAGTAGAAGTAACTCTGCTAGATCCGGAAGAAGAACTCCCTTCAACTGTTATCACGCTCATCAAGCAAGGCGTCCAGAACTACTTCGCAACCCTATCTCTTGGTGACGACGTTATTACGCAGCGCATTTATGGCTATGTGTATAGCAATACCTCAGGCCTAGGGAAAATGAATATCACCGTTAGTCAGGATGGTACCAGCTTCTCTGATAACAACATCTCCATCCCTGATACGGCTTACGCGTCAGTATCAACTGATAACATTGAGGTGACAGGTGTCTGATTGGGTTGACTATGACTTTGATTCGCAGATACGCAGGCGCCCATCGAGCTATCTGCAAGACATGAAGCAGCCAGTTGATGTTTTCTCTGCAATGGGGGTTATGCACCCCCCAATTGAAGCGCTGGCCAAGTATATTTATGACTCAGAAAACATCTACAACGCATCAGGTTATGAGTTAGATCGCTTTGGAGAATATGCAAATATAAACAGGGATGGTCGGAGCGACGATGAGTATCGCGTTGCCATTCTGAATGCTGTTCTATCCGCATCATATTCTGGTACACCATGGCAGGTGATGAACATAGCTGCTGCGTCAACAAGGAGTACAGACGTTGAATTGGTAGAGCGGTCTGACGCTGCCTTTTCTGTTCATATCACTGGTGTGTCAATACCTGAAAATATTGATTCTCTTGTTGATATAGCTTCTGCAGCCGGCGTAAGAGCTTATGCAACGTTTGATTATGGTCTTGGTGGGTTTTCTCTTGCTGGAATAGACACGCAGTCTGGTTATGCCTTACAGATTGCCGATAATACTGCCATGCAGGTTGACGACGATACGGCATTGGGAATTTTAAGGGGTGCAACATATCTTGGTGGGTCTTATCTTGACACTGTATATGCAACGACAGGAATAAGTGGGTTACTTCAGGTTAACGGAGAATATATATCCGTTAAAAATAATGATTATCTTCTTATTGGCAGCGGATTTAATGTCGCTGGCACATACTTATGTGGCGCAATGCCAAGAGGTTAAAATGTCTTTAGATAGCTTTGCTGCGCAGGACCTAAAATATTCAGACGGTCAGAACAACAAAGAAAGTATACCTGATGAAATTGTTACTTATGGATTTAAACCGCCTGTAAGGGCGGAGGATGGTTCTGTGCAGGTAGGTGATAAACTCACGGCTAATCATTTAAACTGGCTACTTAACGATCTCTACAATCAAATACAGGAATTGAAAGCGAGGGTATCTTCGTTAGAGGGTAATTAATTATGGCTGACATTTTATTAAAGTACCTAACAGAATTATCCTCAGCAACAAGCGTTGCAGATGATGACCTACTCCATATAAACCAAGGAGGGAATGACAGGTCAATTGCTTTCTCTGTGTTGAAGAGATTTATTGTTGATGCAATGTATCCAGCAAACTCAGGCATAGTTGTATTTTTTGCCAAGGCATTCAACCCAAACAATCAATACCCTGGCACTGTCTGGGCAAGAGTACCTGGCGTGGGAAAAACAATACGACTGGCATCTGAAGACATGACTGATGTTCTAAGTCAGGGTGGGGCTGATAGTGTTCGCCTGTCTACAGAAAACCTTCCTGCGCATAATCATCTTGTAAATCTGCAGACGTCACCTTTTGACTATGGCAACAAACCCTCGTCATCAAACGGACAGCACAGACATAATTTTCAGATGAGGGTAAACAACTACGCTAACTCAACAGGTGGTAATGATGTTGTTAAAACAGGTGGCGGGACAACATTCTCTACAGAAGATGCAGGAGCGCATACGCATAACACTTATATAGGGCCACATCAGCATAGTGTATATGGATATACCGATAACTCCTCAACTCCAAATAACCCACTAAACATATCCAACCAGTATGTGAAACTTATTGGGTGGTATAGGACAGCATAATGGCAGACGAAAAAGTAAAAATTACGCAATTGCCTTTAATACAGAATGCAGAAAACGGATTTCTTCTAACAAACAAAGATGGAATAGATTACCAGACTCCAGTGGATCAGTTCCTCCTGTCAAAAAATAATCTTTCCGATGTAAATCCAGCTGTATCAAGATCTAATCTTAATGTTTATTCAAAAGATGAGACGCTATCTCTAACTGGGGGGAGCATGCAGGCATTCTCATCAGATGCGGAAGGGGTGGCTGGCACAACAGATGGTCAGTATTTTATGGTGCCCTCTGGTGATGGGGGGGTAAATTATTACAAAAACAACGCAGGTACAGCAGATCTTGTTGGTACTGTTATTGGGCCCTCATCAGTAACAGGTACTATTAGAGAATATCCTGATGAGGAATCTGCTGAAAGTGATTTGAATAAAGGTCTAATCCCTAACGGGATGAAGATTTGGATTAGTGTAGATGGAGATGATTACCTTGCTAAGGAATACTATAACAACTCAGGAACCATAACTGAGACTGGAAGAGTTTCCCCTGGTACATCTGCATTAAAAGCTGCGAACATCATTCAAAATTCTAGGGCGTCTGATGCAGAGCAACTGCCACCGTTATTTACTGGCCCTGATTCTGGCGGTAAGTGGGGGGCAGCCAGTGCAGATATGGTCGCTCATGGCGCAGTTCAGTCAGTTCAATGCCCGGCCAGACCTTCAACTTCAGATCCGGCTGTTAACTATGTGTTCCAGCAGGAGCTCTGGTACGCAACCGGAGGGCAGTATATTGCGGCCTCCTTCCTCTTCAGGGGGGATACAACCTTAGCATTCTGGAATTTGCAGCCAGCGGCTGCGGGAACACTGGTTTCCACCAGGACAGATGACCTTGGTGATGGTACCTATAAGGTCACTGTAATCTATAAACTGGCTGGGGTGTCCCCTGGCGTCGCTCAGTATATTTATTTCGGATGCCAGCAGCGCGGGGCCAGTACCAGCCCATGCGAGATTGCTTTCCCGCAAATGGCCGTAGCAGACCGCCCGATCTTTGGTGTCGGTGGTGACATGACTATGGCTGACCGGTTGAATATTTCCGGTGTAATCGCGCCTAATCTGATCACCAACAGCTACGCGGACCCGGCATATCAGATGCCCCGCTTGCGAGTTGGTTCAATCGGATGGAGTGCGGTTAGCTCAATTTCAGACACAACAATTAAAACGGCGCTTACGAATGCCGGTGCAGTGTCGTGTCTTATTGCTAACCCTGTCACAGCAGGTACAACGGCAGAGGCTCTTGTTGAGCCATTCGTTTACGACACCATTGCTCGCGGCCAATATACAGCAGCGCAATTCTATGTGTACGTCGTTCCAGGCTCAGGGCTGACCGCTAAAGATGAAGTGAAGAAAGCCAGTGTTTTCTTTGCTGATCAGGATATGTCTGTAGCGGAAATCATCCCTGATGTGATTAGCGCCATCACGCCTAATCTGTTTAAGGTTCGCGCTACATACCAGTTCAAAGATCAGAAACCTCGCCGCGTGGCCATGGGGGTACGACAGTCCAGCACCGTAAGCACCTTTTATATTTTCGGGTTCTTCTTTGCGTGCTCAGGACAGCCAATACGGGAAATTCTGGAATCACAGGCGCGTGACACACAATTTAATGAACGGGTAGACGGGAATGCGCGAAATATCGCGTTTAACCCATATGGTGACACCGCCCAGCAGCTGCTCCCGCTGTTCGGTACCGATGGTGTATGGAAGACCATAGCGCAACTTCCCACTGCTGTTCAGTCAATTGCGCAGTTTGGTGCGAAAGGAGCAGTCCCGGCGATGCGCGTTACCGCGACACCGCCAGGCCAATTCCATGACGCACTGGTTAACGTTTCACTGGATAGTGTTAAGGCTGGAGAGTATGTCGCCGTTGAATTCTGCGTTTATGTCGCTGCTGATACCGGTGCTAATGTTGAAGCGTTGCTGGCGAATGCTGCACGTGCTTTCTTCTGGTACAGTTCAACCGGATTTGTGCAGGTATTTGCTTCAATCAGAGAAAAACTGGCTGCCAACACCTATAAAATGTTTGCGGTTTACCAGTACACCCAGAATGCGACAAAGGTCTATTTCGGTGCCCGAAACCAGGTAACGAATGCTGATTTCTACGCCTT